GGAGAAGTTACCATCAGAAATGCCTCTACAGGAGTTATTTCTGGGTGAGATTCAAGGAAAGCTGATTGCTTTTCATTAAGAGGTACATACTTTCCATTAAAGTAATCCTCAAGAGTAATTCCCAATTGACCTTGAGGTATCACTTCATTCGTTTCAATAAATTGTAATTCAATATGAATGTATTTCATCGCATTAATTATATTTTTTACCAAACTTCACAGATGATTGAATAATCGACATCGAAGCCTTTCTGAAGAACATAGAATCCTGGAGCAGCCAGATTTTCTCCTGTTGGCTCACTATAGTATAGTCCTGTTGTTGTATCCTGATAAAGAATTCCGATAGGATAGTCATAGCAGTTCCACCAAGCATCTTCTTGCGAATAGTCGCTGTAACCATAGTACTCCCACTCTCTGCGAGGTTGCGTAGCTATATACCCACACTGGCCATCAGTCTGTACTCTGCTATATTCTGCTCCTGCCCTGTACTCTGTATTTGTTCTGCCAGTTCCATCAGGATATTGATAATGTCTAACTTGTTGATAATAGCTTACGCTCCATGTGTTGTCACAAGAATACTGACCTGCAACACCATTAGCGTTACATGTACTTCCTGTATTTACCCAGTCAGTCCAAGCTCTCACCCAACCACATTGGCCATCAATCCTTCTGCTTCTGGATTCTCCATTGTAATAATCACTATATGTTATTGTGTCAGAGAAAGAATACTGGTCTCTTACCTTCTTGTAATCAACAAAATAGTAGTTGGTTCCACACGAGCCATTCCAGTATGTACTGCCATCCCATATGCCATTTGTAACTGTTGCAAATTCTTCAGACAAAGGGCCTGTCTTGACAGTGCTACCTCCATCATAGCTGTAGAGAATATTCCTTCTTCTAACGCTACCAGTATAACTCCAACTGCTATATGAAGAAGAGCCATATTCGTTGCTTGAGGTGTAGCTTGAGCCTGACCTAACAACACCATCAGAATAAGAGTAAGATGTACTCACAAGCCTGTTCCTATATGAGTTGCCATCATAGTAGTTCCAAGTGCCATAAGAGTAACTTGAAATACCATTCTCCAGTTCTTGAAATGCATCACCACTCTTAACCACTCCATCGGAGAAAGTATATCTTGGAGAAACATCCCTATATCTGCTCTCATTACCTGAGGAGTAGTTCCACACACCATAGAGGTAAGAGGTAGTAGCAGTTTCAGATTGCTGATAAGAAGAGCCATAGGACTTTGAAGCATAGCTTCCATCTTGATACACACTCTGACTCCAAGGCGTTATTGTTCTCACTCTTGAATAGTTGTTTGGATAACTCCAAGAGCCGACATCTTCTCCTGTATTAGTGTATTCTATGCCAGGAAAAACCTTTGTTCCACCCTTGTAGATGGTCGAGATTTTAGTCGTACCCTTATATACTCCCCTTATGATATTATTGCCTATTTTCAACATAGCCTAAATGATGAAGTACAATGTGTTAGCATCTTTAGTGATGGAGTTATATTGAGCCTGAGTACCAGTCCATAGTGGTATTGGAGGGCCTTGCACACCCTGTGGCCCTTGTATGCCTTGAGGCCCTTGAGCTCCAGTAGCACCTGTATCACCCTTGTCACCTTTAGGGCCTTGTATCCCTTGTAATCCCTGAACACCTTGTGCCCCAGTATCTCCTTTATCACCCTTTGCCCCTTTGAGAGAAGCCAAGAAAGTGCTCTCTGTTCCAGAGTTTCCTGCATTCAACCATACCTGATATGCACTCAACCCTTGTGGCCCTTGCGAGCCTGTTGCTCCAGTGTCACCCTTTGGCCCCTGAGGGCCTTGAATTCCTTGTGTGCCCTGTGCACCGGTATCACCTTTCAATCCTTGTGGGCCTTGAAGTCCAGTATCACCTTTTGGTCCTTGAAGACCTTGTGGGCCTGCATCCCCTTTTGGGCCAATAGCACCAGTATCGCCCTTGTCTCCCTTCTGACCTTTTAAGGAGAGGATAAAAGCCGATTCAGTACCACTATTGCCAAGTTCTAACCACGACTGGTAAGCACTCTTTCCAGTAGGGCCAGTAGCTCCAGTAATACCAATATCACCCTTGTCGCCTTTATCTCCCTTAGGCCCTTGAATACCTTGCAAACCAGTTAAACCTATGTCGCCCTTATCACCTTTATCTCCCTTTGGGCCTTGTGCCCCATCAAAGTAGTCAACTCCCTTGACTGGAGTGTATCCTGCATCACCCTTATCACCTTTGACACCCTGAATACCTTGTGCTCCCCTCACATAGATAGCTGTCTTCTGATATGCTTTAGAAATCCTATTCCACTGGTAAACATAGTGGTCTGCACCAATGTAGGTAGGGTGCTCTGCTACATCAATAGCAGAGTCTTTGGCCTGATTTGCTCCACTGATGGCATTGCCAATATCCGATACTGCAACCTGCTTCCACGATTCAAGATCCTGAACTTTGTCTGTTGCAGGTTTCTGAAGCAAGGCTATATCTGAAGCGGTCAGGTCAGTAAACTTCAACTTCAAGACATCATACCCAACAAGTGAACGGAAGGAGGTGTCAGCCTCATTGCTATACTTCCATTCTATACCATTTGTGCCAGTCCTGAATGTGGGAGTAGCACCATCCTTGCCTTTGGGGATACCAATGACAAAGACAGGACTCTCTGCTGTTCCTGACTTGCTTATTGTGGGTGTTGATTCAGGAGAAAGAGAATTAACACTCATTGTGATATTAGGAGTGATACCTGTCAATCCAATATCTCCCTTGTCCCCTTTATCCCCTTTTGGGCCGATAGGGCCAGTAGGGCCAATAGGCCCAACATCACCCCTGTTACCCTTCAATAATCCTATACCAACCTTTGAACTCTTATTTGTTATCCCATCAACTGCCAAGACAATAAGCCCATCAAGTGATGTTGATTCAGGCAGTTCACTCAACTTCTTCTTAACTATTCCCATATCCTATCCCCTCTAAATCAATCCCAAAAAATCCATCCTCTGTAATAATCAAATCACCACTTTCAGTGGTTAGAAGAATATCATAATCCTTTGCTCTGAACGAAGTGAAAACCAGTGTGACTGAAAATTCGCACCAAACCCTGTCATCAATGGCAAAATCACTCACCGACCCACACAAATAGTAGCACTTATACTCCGAAATAGACCTGTCAACATAGAGAATCCTCTCACCTGACCTCGTCAAATGACACAAAAAGGAATGATAATCGTTCCAAAAAGTGTGTATTTCTGGTGCTGTGAGGAGAAAATTAAGGGTTACCTCCTTAGATTTGAAGAAAACATACTCCCCATCGTATATAGACCCATACAAAAAGTGTGTATTTATGAGTAAATTCTCCTTGACAGAAGGAAGCTTCTCTATCTCCTTAATACATCCTTCAAGCATACGCACTCCAAAATGGGAGATATCCACCCCATCTATTTCAAGACCTTGATAAGCGACTCCCAGTGGAACAGGCAAAGGATTACCTATCCCATCCAAAGGGAAGTCATCAACGAAGTCCAGACTGAAAAGACTCATCCCCTGCAACTCCTCAAAGCTTGGTTGAACAACCATCCGTAACCTCCTGACAATACCTAACTCCCCAAAAGAGAATTCGTGGTAAGATGTGGATGATAGCATCTCCAAGAACTTACTCCTGCCAAAAACATCCTTACTTGAAAAATTCATAGTAAAGGTCTTGCTATCCAACAGTGGAGATTCCAAGTCCACCTCAATACCATCTTCATCAGGCCAGTCATTGTAAACAGGCTCAACGAGAGGAGGCCAAGAGACCAACCCTGCATAACTGCCCTCAAGGAGAGATACACCAAATGCAGAGTAAACATCAACTCCATCTATGATTAAAACCCCTGTCATTTCCTTATAGTCAATCCTTTGAGGTTAATTGAATCTATACCACTCCTGACAGAAGAGATATCCTTCTCTATGTTCTCAAGGCGAGAGGTGTTATTGTCAATGTTTGACAAGTGTTTCAGAATCAAGACTGAGTTATTTGACAATATTTTGACACTCTCATTGATACTATAAGTATGTCCTTGCATTACCGCAAACCGACCATTCAACTCATCTGCCGACTGCTGATTCATTGAGGCTATCCCTTTCTGTGAAGCTGTCCTTGTGGTGTCTGGTTTCCATAGTTCATAGCCCTGCTCTCTCATACTCTGACGAGCCTGTTCCATAGCCTTGAGGTATTCCTCAATACCTTTGCTATACTCCTGACCAAACCACACCAAGTCATCTGTGATATCCATATCTCCACCTTCACCAAAGCTGGAGTTGAAGTGTTCTTCAAGTTCACCAAGCCTCTCCTGAAATATCTGAGCGAAAATCAACTGGGATATGATGTTCTCAATGGTAGAAGAGAGGTAATTATCAAAGTCATCAATGGCAGAGTATATGTCTCCATTCCTGAACGCTGACACAAGAGAATCCGACAACTGCTTACCCAAGTCTCCTGCAAGATCCTTGAAGTTCTGTCGCATCTCCTCCTGTGCCTGAAGTGCCTTATCCTTTATCTCCTTCCAGTTGTCAACTAACTTCTTTGTAGCTTCATCAAGCTTGGCGTAGTCCCTTAAGATGTCAGGGTTGAGTTCAAAAGTCTCTGAATTGTATATCTCTCCGTACTTCTTCTTGAGAGATTCAAACACTGGTACTGTCTTCCTTGTGAAAAGACCTATCAGGCCACCCACTACAGCTCCAACCACAGCACCAACAGCATTTCCAAGTCCCGGTATGACTGTTCCCAATACAGCACCTGCGGCTGCACCAGTGGCCACATTCATTCCACTGACAACCTTCTTTGTCCCGGTCTGTATCTGTCCCTCATTGAGTTTGGCAACTGCCGAGTTAAGTTCAAACATTGACTGGGCATACTGCTTTGCTCCTGCTATAGCCCTTGAATAAGGATTCTCTATGCCAAACAGATTGGATTGCTTATAGGCCAGAGATTCTATCTTCAAGAGTGAAGCCTGATGGACTGATTCTGCTATGGCATCTCTCCACTTCTGCTGTTCAATCCTATTGGCCTGTATCTGGTTTGTGACCATCGTTATCAGAGTCAGTGCCGCCCCAATACCTGCCGATATTTTGTCTGTACTTGTAGCACCACTCTTGAAAACAGTCATCAGGTTCTCCATCCCTGATGATAAACCAGACATAACTCCACCTATCTCACCTGCTGTTCCTCCTAGTTCGGAAAGAGAGTTACCAAGACTGCCAAGTGCGTGTGATAACTTGCCTACAACACCTTCCAACTTTGAGAAGAAGGTTTCATCAATCTGTTCAGTAGCCTCCTTCTTTGCCTCCTGAAGAAGTTTAACAAGCTCTTCAGTGTTATATCCTGCCTCTTCTAACTCTTCAACCAATTTATCAGGAAGTTCAATATCCTTGATGGCATCTTTAGCCTTCAATAACTGACTGGTGGTGGCTTCAGCAAGGGAATGGAAAAGAGGAATGGACTTCTTAACCTCTTTGGTGAAGAAATCTGACATATCTCCAGAGAGTAGACCTCCCAGTCCATAATCATCCAATAAAGCTCGTTTAAGAGCCTCCAACTGCCTCTCCTTATTCTTTCCTGCTTCTGCTATTGCAGACTCAATTTCTCTGGCATTCTCATCTGTCCTGAGGGAGTTCAATACTTTAACATCAGCATTGAATCCCTCTTCAATCTCTTTCCTCTTGGCAGTGAAGTCCTGATACTTCTCAAGCAGGCTCTTATAGAGTTCAACCTTGCTGTTGGCAAAGAGCCTGTCTTCAGCATTGTTTAAATCGTCAATCTTACCCTTACTGGTAACATCAAGCTGTGTGGAAGGGGTGAAGCTCTCCTCCTTCTTTCCACTCTTCAGCCAAAGGTCTTTCTCAATTCTGTTCTGGGCATCAAGGAGTTCATTACCGAATTCTGTGATGGCATCTTTTCTTCTCTGATGGTCAAACTCAAGCTGTGCCATCTCCTTATCAAAACCTTCAGCCATAAGGTCTATCTTGGATTGATTGAGCCTATTCACAAGCTCTCTCTCAACCTTTGTCAACTCCTCAAGGTTTCTCTTGGCATCAGCCTCCAGTTTAGCTCTCTCCTTTGCTCTCTTCTCTGCTTCTGCTATCTCCTCTTCTGTTGGGCCTCCCCCTGAAACAGTAGCCACAACAGGCTGTGAGGAGAGCTCTATCTCTCTCTTCAGTTCAGAGATGGTGTTTCTCACCTCCTGCAACTTTGTCTTGGTGTTGTTGAGAGCCGATTCCGCCTCCTGTAAATCGGTCTTACCAAACCATCCTGCTACATCAATCAGAGGGCGATTGTAATATGCTGAATTGGTGCTTTTATCATCATACACTGATTTATTCTTTGACAACTCCCTCTGAAGGTCTCTCTCGGCTTTATAAGCCTCTTCCAGTTCATCTTGGGCCGCCTTCATCCGTATCTGCCTCTCCAGTTGTGTCAGGTAAAGTTTGATAGCCTCTGTGTTGTTGTTTATCAACCTGCCCTCTTCGTCAAGCTGTGCGTTGTAAGAAGGGATGATGCTCTTCAGGTCGTTGATGGCTTTTCGTCTGTGCTCATTGGCTATATTGCTGTTGTTGATGACATCTTCCAGAGCCTTGATTTTAGCACTCTGCCTGTCCATCTCCTCCGTTGCCTCCTTGTTGGCTTTGGCCAGTCCACTGATGGAGTCAGTAGCATCGTCAGTCTTTTTACCAAAGGCCCATATGGCAGTTCCTACTGCTGTTATCAAAGCAAGAAGCAAACCCAAAGGGTTGGCCTTTGTGGCAAGGTTAAAAGCTATCTGGGCATCTTTTGCAGAACGGATACCTGATGCCAGTTGAAACCAAGCTTTGATGTTACCTGCCATAACAGAAGCACCCTGTATGGCGTGGGCAGTGATGACAGCTGCTTTGTAAGCACCATAAGTAGAGATGAGAACACCAAGTATCTTTCCTATCTCCTCATAGTGTTCAACCATATAGGAAGCACCTGAAATGACATCATTGATAAGCCCTTCATTAGAACGACCTATCTCATTCATCATAGAGTCAATGGCATCCCGAAGATTGGATATTTGGCCAGTGATGGTCTTGCTCTGTTCAGCCATCAGGTTGTTAAACTTACCACCTGCACTGGTCATGTTCTCTATGGCCTTCTTCATTTCTGAAGCACCCACCTTACCCTCCGACACAAGGTCTGCCACTTGATCCTTAGCAACACCGAATATCTTTGCCAACTCTTCGGCCATAGGGATACCTCTTCCCATAAATTGCCTTAAGTCCATAGTGAACATCCTGCCCTGTGTCATCGTGGTTCCGTACAGATACACCAAGTCCCCAAGAGGGATGGATAACCCTGCGGCTATGTCTCCCAATCGGATGAGAATCTCATTCACCTCTTCTGCACTTGTGCCATAGGCAAGGAGTTGTTTTGCCCCTCCTGCTACACTCTTAAGGTCAAAGGGAGTGGTTGCCGCTGTCTTCACCAACTGAGCCATCAGTTTATCTGCCTGACCTTTGTTGCCAAGCATAACCTTGAAGGCTACCTCCAACTGCTGAAACTCACCTCTTACTTCTGCTATGCTTCTTGTGAATTGAGCCAGTTGCTGAATAGAGAGGAAGGCCGCTAATCCTGCGGCTGCATTCCTCAAGGCTGTGTTTATCCTATTGCCCTCCTCTGTTGCTGTGTTGCCTAACCTCCTGAACTGCTCCTTAGTGACATTGGCATCCCTCTGAAGTTGAGTGTTGTCTAAACCTAATAACCACCAAATCCTTCCATCACTGTTATTCATCCATCTCCGCTATTAAGTTCCTTATTGCATTCCTGTTCTTGGGATTATCACAATCAATGACATCTCCCCTCATTCTCCTCTTTTCTGGTTTAGCATCGTCATAGGTGGGAAGGACAGAACTGAACATCACCAAGTTGATGTAACTCAATTCATAAAGAACATAGGTGATTGTTAAGTTGTAGGCTTTGGATAATCCTCCCACCATAGCCCAGATACTGTCATTATCATCTACACCGCCTTCCCTGTGGGAGTCAGTAGATTTATTTCTGATAGGAAAGCGGTAATGGCGAAAAAATCGGGTATCTCCTTTAACTTGAGAAGTTCCATAGTCAGTCTATTCACCTCACTTGGTGAAAGGTCATAAAGTATCTTTTCTACCAGTCTGGAATACTCTTTCTGGAAGCTGTTTTTAAGGCCAAAAAGACGATGTTTTGTGTTTTGGGGGTTGGTGGTTGGTCCAAGTATCAAAACAGCCAAAATATCCCCAATAACACGACAATCTTTAGCTGTACGGATAACCTCCTCTATGATGTTTACTCCCTCAGACTGCACTCTGGGGAGTTGTGATACCAATCCTGAAACCTCAATCAGAGTAGCTATGGAAGGAGGAGAAACCTCATACTTGATTCCTCCAACCATAATACTCTTCTTCCTTTGCAAAATGGTATCTGATGCTTTCTCCTCTATCCTTCTCTTCATACTTGCATAGGTTTGTAGTGCAGGTTGTCGGAGTTGAACCGAATGTCTGCCTCGCAGATACATCTCCACCTTCAGGAGCAACCGCAGTTTTCGGTTTGACCACCTACCGAAAAGTCCGTCTTTCCGTTTGTCATTTACAACCAATTATGGCGTTTTGGTATAAGGTTTTAGTATGTTGCCTGATGATGGTTTCAAGCCATCAAAAGAGTATTTCCATCTCTTGCCATCTGCACTTGACCAGGTCTCTTCAGCAGAAACAGTGGTCTTCTCCATGATGAATCCCTCAAGAGTATCATCCTCTGGAGTGAGCCTAACTGCATACTTGCCTGAAACGATACCATCGTTATCGGCAATGGGTTTAACATCTCCCTTCTTAACGAATACCTCGCACTCAAAGAGATACTTATTCCTTTTGTGGCGAATGTCAATCACCTCGCCACCTTCTCCAGTAGCCTCCCTCTTCTCTCCCTTTGTGGGAATGAGTTTAGAAGTATCTTCTACTATCTCTGGCATCTCTTTCCATACTGTAGGAAGAGTATCTCCATCTCCTAACAGACCAAATTCAATCTTTGGTTTTCCCCAAGATAAAACTGACATAATCAAATATATTTTAACACTTTAACTTAAATCTTATTCTCACATTGACGAAGTGCTGATGGATATCAGGTTCAGGGAAACTGGTGATAAGCCACCCAAGAGAGAAGTAGTATCCGTATGACTTGAATTGCTTGGCAGAGTTATAAGCTATCCTCTCCAAATCACGACATCTGGAGGTGTTCTTTACCAAAACCCCAGTGCCATTATCAATGTCCGGTACATAGATGTTGATAGTTACTATTCCTGTCTGTATCTGGGCATCCAGTCCATCCATAAAGGAGATGACTATATCTTCCTTGTTTGAACCTATTGGCCTTGCTCCTTGTAAGTAGATATCACCATTGACAGCATCCCTCAGTGCACTTGCACGAACCAGACGCATAATGTCGTACTCTATCTCTCCTCCTACCTTGCTCATCTCTTAACAAAACCTAATTTCTTCAATATGCTTGGAACTAATGACTCGGCCAGTAGCTCTGCTGAAGAGAGAACATTAAGACTCTTCGCTTCCACATAGGCAGAGTATTTCATCCCTGCCACAACTATCAGGTATATGCCTTTCTTCTGTTTATCTACCAACTCATCAATGAAGCGTTTTCCCTCTCCTGATCCCTGTGAACCTTGTGCTACCTGTGTGAATCCACCTCCACTAACGACAAAGCCATTCTTGGCTATGACATAGCCTACTGAACTCCTCAGGTTGCCTGTTCTGTTGATGTACCTGCCATTGTCCCTTGCTTCGTTTACACATTGCTCACCCACATAAGACAAGGCAGAGACGATTGCACTCTCCTTCTCCTCAATCTTTCGCCTGATATAGCTATCTATCTCTGCCAAACTTGTCTTCTGGGTGATGTTAAACATCATATGGTAATCTTAACCTTTTGAACCTCTTCCAATACTTCAATGCTTTGTATGACCTTCTCACAAACCAAATCACCTCTGGTGTTAATAAGCCTGACCATCTTGGCATTGAAGTCCATTTCGTCAATCAAAATTGTATATGATGATGTGATGAAAGCCCCTCCTTCATATCGCCCTTTGTTGCTTATGGTATTGGCCTGATAGGTGCAATCCATAGCCTTTGGACTCCATGAAGAGATGACAGGGACAGTGTCGCCATCAATGACTCCCCCTCCCTGTTCTATCTTGTATAAGAGCTTACCTCTCATCACTCCCCGATGTATCTTACTGTTGGTTGTTGAACAAATTCATTGCTATCCAGTCCGACCTCTCCACACAGCCTCCTGATGCGTGTCTCCACTGCCTTCTTATCAAAGGAGAGAGATACTCCACCTTCCGCCACATTGTTGAGAGTTATCATCTGCGACAATAATTCAACCACTATGAATGTTATTAACCTCTCATTTTGAGTGTTATATAAACCACTCGCATCCAACCCATACTTATCGCACTTCCTCTCAATCAAACTCCTTCTCACCGGGTATGGTCTGAGGTCTTCCTGAATAGCTTCGGAATTTGTCATAACTAAGCCTTCTTGGTTACATCAAGGATAAATACATCTCCCCTTCCTACGAAGGCAGGGAAGGCAAACATCTCATAAGCCACATAACGACCTTTGCTATCTCTCCACTGGGAGATAAGGTTGTCAAAGAATGAAGTGTACACTTTGTTTGGTATAGGGTCAAATGCCTCCAGTGGGTCTGAAACCTTCAGTACAGCCACTCTCGGGGCACACATTGAAACGACTCTTCCATCTTTGAAGAGAGAGAAGGTTGTCCCATTGGCATAAGTACCAAACTCCTTAACCACCTCAATAGGTGCTATCCTGATTGAGTTAAGGTAGTTATTGATATGCTCCAGTGATATGCCCGGGGTGGTGCTTGTCTGTATGTTGAGCATCTTCAGACCTATCAAGTCTCTGAATTGCTTACACTGCTCAATGAGTGAGGCAGTAGCATCACTTACCCTGTGTTTGAGGACTGACTTACCTGCACTATTGGCTAATGTCTCCTGATACTTCAGGACACTAATCACATCCATAGTCTCAAGGGTGCTCTCTGACCAAATCTCATCCTTTGCACGAAGGATGTTTTTCTGTATGCCTATAGGCAATGCTGTCTTCCATACCAAACCACCTTCGTTGTTGTGTTTGGTGAGTGTTACCTGACCATCCGATAACCCTTCAAGGTATTGTGCCCAAATCCTTCTGTGAGGGGCTATAGCCGCTAACTCATAAGGATTGAACAGGTACTTTACTATGTTCTTGTACTGGTCATTCTTCTGTGTCTCTGTGAGGTTTTTACTCACTTGGCGGTATCTGTCCTCCATGTAGAAGTACTTCTCCAGTCTGTCGTTGGAGATTTGCCACTCGTCCCCGAATCGTGCCAGTGTGCCGGAGATTTCCCCTACACTTGGCATATCTCTTTTTGGTCTTGGTGAGTTCCTGTCAATAACAGTACCTACCATTGCAGCAGCATACTCTGCTGTGAGCTCTGCGAAGCTCTTGGAAGCCTCGTATTCAACACTCATCTCCTCATTCCACGCAACCTTATAGGTTGAGTTTTTCATGTTCTCGTTGATGAAGGCACTGAACGCTACTGGCTCTTGTATGATGTCAATTATTCTCTTGTCCATCTATCTCTCTCCCCCCTATTTTATGATGAATTGGCACTTATTCAGTGCTGTGACTATTGCTGATGTCAAAGGCTGCGGTAAGGCCAAAGGCTGAATGTCATAAGCCTTGAATATCACTGTGCAGGATGGTAATGCATCAATCTTTGAGTCTGTGTATGCCATACCATCTGGGTTTACCACTGGCTTACTTGATCCTGCTTCTGCATACTCTTGCAATACTGAACCTGCCGATACTGTTCCAAGTGCTCCTGCTGTTATGGTGAAGGTATCATAGTCAGGGTTAGTAGTGTCAAGGTTAGCCACTGACACTGATTTTGTCCCTGAACCAAGTATATCTCCATTTATGAGCATTGCTCCTTTCTTCACTTTCACTGAAGTTGTCTCTGCTGTAATAGCTTCTGCGAGTTGTGCTGTCTTCACTACTCTTGCTATTCTCTCGTTGAAGTCCACCTTCAGAAATGTGCCTTTGAGTACCTTCTCCTGTGTTGCAGGGAGATTAGATTTCTCAATGGCAAATCCTCCGATGAACTCTTCGGTTGAAGCTACATCCCACATATGGATATAGCTTTTTCCACTTTGAGGTGTCTCTCTGTAGTCCATTGTTTACTCTGCGTTTTTGTTTAGTTGAACCATCTTTTCAATAAACTCATCTGTTGACGACTTTGCTGAAGTACCTGCTGGCGGTGCTGACATCTTACTAAGCCCTT